TTTTTTGTAATATAACATAGTTTATTAATTCGTGTTTTTCTTCAATTTTTCGTTTTTATTTTCACTGGCAGTAACAGGTGGACCCCAACCTAATATATTACGTCTCCATATATCACCACGGACTTCGTCATAATAATATGGTTCACCATCATTCATATCTGGGTCAAAATCTTTATCGCCATTTTTTAGAATAACCCATCCTTCTACTTCTGGTCCTATTGGTGTCCAGTTTCCCATTTTTAGAGTATATACTATTATCTTCATTTTAATTTTAATTCAATTTAATGAAATAACTTATAAAAATGAATGCTAATAAAAAAAATAAGTTAAAAATTTTCTGATAGGTGGGAATCGAACCCAACACGCACACTATCCCCCACCCAATGTTCCACTCTATGTTCCACATACTTCCAGAAAAGGCGTCCCAATTCCTTTCATAGTTTTCCACAGGTTTTCCATTGAACGGTTGAGTGGCACCGGATCATAACTCCGGTGCGTTTACCTTTCCGCCACTATCAGTGTTTACAAAAATGGGTGCTACCCATAGCGCTATATATTACATTACTTTACATACCGTGCTCCCCGCTTAGATAGTAGGGTTCGAACCTACGACCGGTAAATACCAACAACATCTTCGTGCTGTTCCCTTAGTCCACTCGGGGCATATCTAATCATGCTAAGAAACTACTTTCAAGTATGTCTGCAGCCATAAATGATTTTGTAACTACCGCATTTTCCCGTACTCCCAAAGGATATAGTAGCTGGGTTCGAACCAGCGAAGCTTTGCAATTCTGCAAACTATGCGGAGGGCTTTTGGCCCCCTTCCTTTGCCCACTTGGATATACTAATCCTTTTTCCGTGCTCCCCAAATCCATAATACCAAATTCAATTGCCAACACAATTGCCTTTTATTAAATATATAGATTTATTCAATTGCCAACACAATTGCCTTTTATTAAATATATAGATTTCCGTACTCCCCTGAGTTAAGGCTCCCCTTAATAAAATTGCCCCTCCATTCGCAATTACCAGTCGTAGCCCGCCCTTTCTACTAACTACGTCCTATCACAAGCCCCTCCATGCGCTGTGTGATCGTCTAAGCCCACCCTATACTTGCTTAGTCCGGGATTTTGTTGCAAACCCTCCCCCCCTCCGATTTATCTACGCTGACAGCCCAGGACAGTACCGGGTCTATTACGCCTTTACCATATCGCCGATACGTTAGTACCGTCGATGTTAGTTTGCGATTATAACCAACTTTCGATCGTCAGCAATAATCCGTGATTATTTTTGAGTGTTCACACGATACACTAACTGTCTTTTTGTTAGGGTATAAAACTTCAATTTTCATTTAAGGAATCCCAGGTGAAAAAGGCGAACCATATTTAAGAAAAAAAATATGTGCATTTTTATTTTTTTGAATTTTTATTTTGTTTTGGTATATCTTTTTGAAAAGGTATTTTTTTAATTTTTTATTTTGGTATACCTTTTTTGAAAAGGTATTTTTATTTAATAATCTAACAAGAAAAGATCCTGATTTTGGTAATAAATACGGCTCTTAGGAAACCCATATCTAGCGGTGATATCTCCCTGATATTCTAATATTTGGTCTAGAACAGGGTTAAACCCTTCTTCGTGGACGGTATGGAAATGTTTCATTGCTTGTTTGTCTGCGAGTAAATCAAATCCGAGTACCAACTCATCATCCTTTTGACAATTTCCACACATCATCGTCCACTCACTTCCCATTTCCTCTAGACCATATCCCCATACTAGTTTGTCATACGCGTTAGTCCAACTATGTTCATCGGAAAAACAGCAGTGACAAATATCACATTCTATTGTTCCTTCTTCCTCCTCTTCCTCAGAGCAATTCTCACAAACCCACTCCTTATCTGGGTATTGTGGGTTATGTTGCCAGTTGTGTTCACTGTCATAAGTACAGTCACAATCATCACATTGACGACACTCTGGATTGGTCATAGAATCAAATAAGTCCGCTAAACTACCAAAGAGCCTGCGGAGAGGCTTGCGTTCAGGGGCAGAAACGTTCTCAACGGTACTATCCACCATCAGTTGGTTAGGCTCGAGATGAATATTGAAAGTCACACGAACTGTAGGATGAGGTTTCATAAGACTGTCACTGTCGTGAGTGAAAGTAACTCTGCGAGATAATTTTGAACTCATTTTAAAAGTAGTAGTGTAAAGTATCTAGTAGAAATGAGAAATCGATAATATATATAGTAATGGTTTTTTTTCACAGTATCTGGAAAAAAACTTCAATTTTCTCATCTTTTTAATACCTGATTTTTTCCAGGTGGTATTTGGAGGTGAAAAACACCTGGTATTTAAAAATGGTCAATTTTATCTAAATTTCACCTGGTTTTCTAATACCAGGTGAAAATTTGAAAGAAAAATTGAAGTATTGTAAATACTAAAGAATTTAGTATATATAACTTTAAAAATCATCAACAATTCAAAAATAATCATTATGTCATTAAAAATAACATTAACACCTGCAGCATGTAAAAAAGCCTTTAAAGATTTTGGTAATGCTCTTAATGAAGAGATTACTAATAATCTTAAAAATCTAGCCAGAACTCGGGGACAAGGAGAAGAAATCCCCCAAGAAATGGTAGAAGTCCTTTCAACAAGTCTCGAAAACCTACTAAATAAGGTAGGAAAAAAGGAGAAAACCCCCAGTGAAAAGGTGGTTAAAAAAGATAGGGGGATTCGCAAACGTTTTCAATACAAAGGTGTAGACCAACGTGGAGTAAATAATCACTGGCTTCGCATTCGTGTAGATCGTGAAACCCGACTTGTCACAAAAATCAATGAATCAAATTGGTCAGAAAAAGCCAATAAAATGTATCGAAAGGTATTTGGTACAGGTGATGCTTATATTATTCCTACTGGTAATGGAAAAAAGTCACAAATTGTACCAACAATTCCTTATAAAAAAAAGTCAAAAAAAAACGATACTACAGGGGTTAAGGAAAAATTTATTCCTGATGTTTCATGTGCGGAGTTTAATGAATATGTAGACTGGCAAAAAGTAGGAGGACCGAAACCGTATTGGTTCATGACAAACAATGCAAAAGCAAACAACATAATGCAGAAGTTCAGCGAAGTGCAACAATATTACAAATAAAAAAATAATTTATAACTAATTGAAAACTTTTTTAATACCATAATACAAAACAAGTACTAAGGTAATTTGAATTTCTATTTGCATAACTTCTACCCAGTCCTATGTTCAATTTCCTCGTTAAACGCCGATATTTATTTCTTTTTTTAAACTGTAATTTCTCTTTAATATTCATTTTTACAATGGTTAATTCTTCATTTGAAATTGAAAGAAATCGTGTGGATTGTCCTACATTTTCCCCAATTGGATAAAAACGTATACTAAATTTTATTGCACGAGTACCATATAATTTATCAACCAGAGTTTTTATTGATTTTATATTAAATGGTGGAAAGTTTTTTTCATACCTATATTCACACCAACTATATAATACAGTGATGTGAAAAAGTTATTATTACTGTATTGATTTATCCATTGAATAGTATTATACAAGTTTTTTATAAAATAATCATATTGTGTAAATAGTTGTGAAGTAATGTATTTATTAATTGGTTTATTTTTTTCATTAATCGGCATAAATTGTAGTATATGTATAATAATAGATTCAGGGATTTTATGTAATAATGACATTATATGTTATTTAAGTAACATATAATTTTAGTAACAATTATCAACTTTATATAGAAATATTACGAGAACACGTCACATTATAAATAGATGGACCATACACTCCCGGGCTTATAAACAATGCAGTGGTTAGACCTACTATTATACAAGTAACAATCCACCCAACTGCTGTCTTATAAAAAACTTTACAGTTTACACCCTTGCATTTTTTTGCATCTTCCAATAATCCTACTCCAATTGTTGCCCCTACCTGGCAATGTGTTGTTGATAAAGGAATTTTTAATCGGCTACCAGTAATAACAACCAATGCAGAACTTAATTCAATGGCAACTCCACGAGAATGTGTTATTTTAACTAATTTTTCACCTATTGCATATGTTATTTTTTTACCATAAACTAATAAACCTATTGCTATTCCTATTCCACCAAATCCTAAAATCCAATATGCATTACCATCCATACTGGCTTTTTTATCTAACAAACCTCCAGATTTATAAATAGTATAAATAGTCACAAAGGGTCCAATTGCATTTGCTACATCATTTGCACCATGACTGAATGCATCACAAACTGCAGTGAAAATTTGTAAAAATTTAAAAACTTCTTCTGTTTTTTCATCAAATTTTTCGGCATCATTGTGTAGTGCAACAACTCTATTTAATTCGTCATCATTTTTAATATTTAGTTCAACTTGGTTTGTTTTCATTTCATCTTCAATAGTTTGCAATTCAATTCCAGCCTTTTCATTTTTTAAAAAATTATTTTCTACTAACATTTTTAATCTAGGAACCAATGGAATGGTTATTAATGCACTTATTCCTCCTATACCAAAAGCGAACCCAAAAGCAGTCCCTAATGGTATTTTATCTAATCCAATCCCCTTAGCACCCTTATAAATTATAAAAAAGGTATTAATTGTCATTGTAGAACCAATTAATATTGGGTATGCCCAATTAATTCTTCTAGAATGAAAATCTTTTCTCAAAACGGTTATTCTTGTTACTGCAAATATAAACATTGCTATTAATCCTGAAAATACTGGTGAAATGACCCATGATGCAACTATTCCACCTACTCCACCTATATAAGGAAACGTTTCCTCTGACTTATACCAAATGACACAATCCGCTCCTTTTAAAACCATTGTCATTCCAATCATACCTCCTACGCAAGAATGTGTTGTACTCACAGGCATCTCCAAATAACTTGCCAAAAATAACCATATTCCTACTGCCAAAATCACCCACATACACCCATACATTAAAAGATCTGCATCATTTTCAAAACATTTATAATCTGCTATTCCTTTCCGGATAGTATCAGTTACGTGACTCCCCATTAAAACCGCCCCTGCTGTTTCAAATATTGCTGCTAATATAACAGCCTGTTTTAGTGTTAATGCTTTAGAACCAACAGAAGTAGCAAAAGCATTGGCTGCATCATTTGCACCTATACCAGCAGAGGCAAAAAAGGCAAATGCACCACCAACAATAACTATCCAGAGATACATTAATATGCTATTATATTTACATTACTTTAAATATATTTATTTATTGATAAATCTTAAAATTGATACTTATTGTTATAATAAATAACAAATTATAATATTTAATAAAAGGATGAACCGTAATGAAATACAAAAACATTTTAAAGTTGATGGTGAAAAAATTAAAGGAAAAAATGATAAACATTTGAGAATAGCAATATATAAAGTAACAAAAGCCGTTCGACGTGTAAAACCCACAAATTGGACATATGATGCAAAAGAAATATTTTATAAAAAGTACCCAGATTTAATTTATATTGTAGAGAAAAACAAAAAACAAAAAAAAAAGAAAGAAAAGGAAATTAAACAAAAAATCTCGCCTCCGCCGAAGAACAAAAAACAAAAGAAAAATATATCTACATTTGACTTAATTGCAAATTTGGTTAAAAATGCCAATATGGCCAATACCTCAGAAGATAATAATATAAAATCTAATATTAAAACAGAAGTAAAAGAAGAAGAAAATTTATCTCAAAAAAAATTTTTTAGAACAAACTTGAAGGGAAATAACGGAATAAAAAAGAAAAAAAACCTTTTTAAGAAAAAGGTTTCAAAAAATAAAAATAAGGATGAAAAAAAAATTATAGTCAGAGAATTTAATCATGACGAATTTAAAATGACTCAATATATTGATGAAAATAACAATATATGGAATGATAAGCATAAATTAATTGGAAGATTTGATGAAACAGAAAATACTATTATTTGTATTTAACGGTTAACATAAAATCATTTTTAAAAATGATTTTATGTTGAGGATATAAGTATGGATGATTTTACATTTAATAAAGAAATATTTACAGATACAATAAATATATTGTATCGTGGTGAACTTTCATGTAAAGATATATATAATTTAATATTAAAATCATATAATATTAAGGTAGACCAAACTATAGATATAAATAACTTAATATCGTCTATGTGCCGAGATTCTTTATCATTAAAAAAAAAAGACAAACATATTATGGCAGACCTAATTGATATTACTATATGTTTAATTACTATAAAAAAGAAAAATTGTAATGAGAATATGAAAAAAGAATTTATAAAAAAAATAAATGATATACTTGTAAAATATCGTTAATATTTATTATGTTTTTGATTTTCTTAATGTTTTAAACGAAAAATAGACTCTTTTCTATCTTTTAAATAATGATTGTCTTCTTCAGGATCATTATTTATTTCAAGGGCAGGTTTCCATTCTTGAAATGGATCTAGAATAAAACTAACAAATTTATTCTCTTCTACCAATCCTTTAGTTTGTTTATAACAACATTTGCAAAATTTTCTTTTTCTTCTTTTTTCTGCACAAGTTATTTCTTGTTGAAAAAGTTGGTCAATAATAGAAAATGCAGACTTTAGCAATAATATAGTAGTTAAAATTTTCTTTTTCTTTTTATAACATTTATTTATTTCATATTCAAGGTTACCTTCATCCAATGGTCTTGTTTTTAAATAAGATATTCTATTAATTATATTTCTTAATCGAGTAATATAATCTTTTCTAAAATTTTCTATTTTTTTTATTATCGAAAATATATTAATATTATAAATATTGGGGTAACGATATCTAATTTCACGAGGTATTATAAATTGGTTTGTTTCTTTTATTTCTTTAATTTTTGTTTCAATATCTTTAATTTTTTGTTTTAAATCGATTTCATCTCTTTCTGCAATAATATTTTTATCTGTATGTTTATTTTTTTCTTTTGAAGCAAATAAAAGTATATATCCACTAGAAAATTCACACATAGATTGCAATTTATCATATTGATGAGCGGATGTTTTATGTGCTTCCGCCTGAGCATCTAATTTCATATAACTAACTACTGCTAATAAGAATGATATAATAGCATTTAATCCGGAATTAGCATATGGACCGAATGAAAAATTTTCTAATGAAAGTGCCAATACAGCAGCCAATGAAGATAAAAATATAGCAGGAAGCATTAAATAGTTAAGACGGACATTGCTAAAATATTTGGATTCCATGTATAAAATTTTCTGTCCTCTTACGTAAGTTGCTAAAATATCCATCGAAGAACTATAATATTCACTATTGTCAAAATATAAATCATTAATTTTATCTCTAACTTCCAAATATGAAACCCTGTCAAATCGTCTGTGTAGACCACATAAATCTTCTAATGAATTGCAACTATTCATTTTACGAGGTAATGGACTAAGATCATCAAAAGATAAAACGCGATGTATTTTATCTTTAATTTGTATTTTTACTTTTTGTTTTACTTTTTTATTTAAAATGTTTAATCCTAATCGTTTAAAAACATTATCCCGAAGATTTTCTATTTCAATATCTTCTTGGACATCTATATTTAATTTATTATTTTCAGATTTTGGTTTAACTTCTGAAGTTTCAAGTTTATCAACTTCATTTTTTTTTGTGGGTTCTGTTATTTCTATAGATACGTTTTCATTATCTGACATATATAAAAAATAATGATTTTATTTTTTATATTAATACTAAAAAATTGAATTAATCATACTTAATTGTATCTAAGTTATAAATTACACAATGAATATTTTACCAATAAACAGAAACAATGACACATGGACTAAAATAAATAGCCAATTTTTAAAAGGAGGATTTGATTGGTATAATCAACACATTCCAGATTTGAGAAGATGGTACTATAATTATTATTTAATTGATGAAAGTGAAAAGTATTGTTGTTCAAAGGTTGCATGGAATAGAAGAAGAAATAAAGTTACATGTTGGTTACGCAATATAGAAAAATTTGAAAAAACTAAAAAACAATATGAAAAGGAAGATAGAGAAAATAAACAAAAGAAAGAAAAGCAAAAAAAAGAAAAGCAAAAAGAAGAAAAGCAAAAGGAATATAAAAAGAAGAATGAAGAAAAGGAAGATGAAGAAAATTGGGAAAGAAGAAATAGAGAATGGAGAAAAGAAAATAGTATGAGTTGGCGGAGGACTAAATATGAACAATAATATACCTTAAACCATTGCGTCTTTTAGAGGAATAACATCTGCAATATTTCTCTTTAATGCTGTTTTTATTTTACCTGGATTTTCACTGGTGTTATCTTCAGTCATACTGGCAAGCATCATCTGCCATTCGTGTAATAATTCTGGACTATTTTGATAATTAGGATGTAATTTTTCCCATTCTGTTAACTTGTATGTTTGTTTTAGTTTAATATTATGAATTGTTTGATCTATTTTATGACTATTGTTATCTTTTGCCCATTTATCATCATCTTTAATATAAAATTGTAATCGTTTAGAATCGCTGCAGTGTATAGGTCTATCTTTAGGGTCCATATCTTTTAATTGCTTTGTAAATATATTAGTTACACCTGCAACAAATCCATTGTTTTTTGAATAATTCAAATCTTCAAGTGATACTTGCAGTTGGTCAATGAAATCAGTTAAATTCATGGCGTTTTTACATTCCTGATTTAAAAATAGATTAATAGAAATTGTATTATTATTATTGTTACCTATCTTTGGAATCATATTTGCATTTGTTTTAATGGACTCTTTTAAAAGATTGATTGTTTCGTTCATTTGTTTTTGTTGTTCTTTAAATAAATCAGTTAGTATTTCCTTTTTAGTAGAGGATTTTTTATTATCATCATATGGTAATTTGTTATCATTGTTATCATTTTCAACAACTACAATTATATTATTAAAACATTTCTTTTTATGACGTGATAATCCGCTTCGGTGTTTATATATTTTGTTACATATTGTACATTTAAATTCAACACTGTCCGACTTAATGTCCTTTTTGGGGGATTTTTTATGTTTTCGCGTAGTACAGTGCTTATTATAGTCTTTCTTACTATTTGTGCTGTAATTACATTTAACACAAATATATTTATGATTTGGATTGAGGGATTTTTTCATTATCTTATTATATGATAATAAAAAAATCCGCTTAAATTATTTTAATAATTTCTATATTTAAAATATAATTATTTTTACAGTTAGATCAAAATTATTATATATTCTATAAATTTTAAAAAACACACATCATATATAGACTTATTATTAAGACATTGTTTTTTATTTTGTAATTTCAACAATTTTCTCCAAAATTGGCCGATTTTTTTGAGCTTTTTGTCAAAAAGTTCTTTAAGTAGGCTAAAATGCAATAGATATTATTTTTTTTTTCAACTTTATTTAATTAGGTTTATACTACAAGTTTCAATAATACAGGTTTGAGGAAAAGGGGGGTGGTGGTTTGCTCAGTCACAAAAAATGGTAACAATGGTAACAATGTTACCATTGTCAACATTGATATTTTCAACACTTTTTTATTTTGTTGAATCTCCTACATATCAATAATACAAATTTTGTGTATTTTTTTAGTGTTCATAAATATTTTCAAAAACATGGCAGGAAAAAGTCCCAAATCGGGATTTTTCATCCATAATCTTTATGGTCACAATTGGGGTATACTTGGTAAATGTGTTATTATTAATAGTCATAATCAGATTGAGTAGTAAAGTGGGATTTTTTGGGGATTTTTGTTACCCTCCCAATGGTAACAAAAAAATCCCATTGAAATGTTCTCAACAGTCGTTATTTTTTGTCTCAGTCACAAACAGGTTTTTTCCATTTTTTATTTTCTCTACATTATGCTCACAATAGTTTTTTCAGCTTTTTTGCACGAAAACTTTTTTGCGATTTTCGATTTTGGACATTTTTGAAATGTCCATTTTGCAATTTTCCAAAAAACTTTTTACAAAAAATAAGCTGTAAAAACTTTTGATCAAATTAATGAAAAAGTACCCATACCAAAAAGCATAACAAAATGTAACATTAATATTACGTTATGGTCTTGAAAAAAACTTTTTTAAAAGTAATTCCCTATAAGTCAATTGATTTTATATACATAATTCATCTTAACAATATTTGGTAAATAATGTTTATCATTTAAATTTAGGTGTTGAAATTAAAAGTGCGTTTTTTTAAGTAAACCCATATTTAAAGCATTTACTATGATAAAAATATAAAGCAAATCACCCCAATATAATCATATGTCTAGCAATGATGAAATAATAAAAAAATTTTTGAATAAGTGTAATATAGTATTTGATGAGTTTTCTCAATTAGAGGGTATGAATATACCTCGAGAAACATTTCTCTCCAAAGAAGTTTATAATAAAGTTAAAAATGATATAGACGAAATAAAAAAATTTTATAGCAGTGGTTCTATGACTAGTTTGCAAAAAAACGCAGAAACAAGTCAAAAATGGCCATTATTAAATTTAGTAAGACAAATATTGAAATCAAATAATTATTTGATGCATCCTATAAGAAAAAGTAACGGATACACAAAGGATGGGAAAAAAAAGTATTTAAGATACTTTGTTTTAAAGAAGATTAAATCAGTGAAAGAGCATGTTGAAATACCCCAGAATGCGTAAAATATAATAATAATTAAGGTTATAGTATTTTATATGAGTTCTTTGAACCCAATTGTTGGCGTAAGTGTATGTATTGGTGCTTTAGGAGCAGGACTTGCTTATTTAGCATGGAATAACCGAGATGATGAAAATGATGATGCTGAACTTTATAATGAAGTAGACGATGGTAAACAAGAGACCTCAGAAGAGAATGAAAAAGGTAAACAAGAGCCTTCAGAAGATGAACAAGCATCTGAAACAGAAAATGTAAAAAAAAATAAATCAACGCCTCAAGAAGAAATTAAACAAGAGGTTCAAGAAGAAATTAAACAAGAGGTTCAAGAGAAAGAAAATAAATCAAAACAATCTAATATGCAAAAATTTCTGAAAGAAACATATGATGAAACAAACAACTAAACATTAAATATATGTATAAATTACTTAATAAATAGGAGTTATGAATAAATAATGGTATTTTGGGGAGAGAAGGATTCAACAATAAGTTTTTGTGAGGGAGCATATGTAAAATCAGATTATATAGCAGAATATTACAATAGTTTAACAGGATTAATATATTCACTATTAGGAATATATTTTTTAAAAACGAAATTGTGGCGAATGAGTTATACATTAATTTTCCTCGGTATTGGAACGGTATTATTACATGCTACTCAAAGATGGTACGGACAATATATAGATGAATTAAGTATGCTTTTTCTTTCTTTTCAAATTATAGAATATTTACGAATGAAACAACATAGAACTACTTCGCAACTGTGGATACCCCTAGGATTATCCATATATTTGCATAATTATAATTTAATTTTCTTGTTTATATTTTCGGCATGTCAGGCGTATATTCTTTTTTATTTAAAAAAGCCCCGTCCTCACATGCATTGCGAAATAACAGTAGCCGTTTATAATTATATGTATAAATATTTATTTATTTTTTCCCTTCTATTATGGATACTTGATCATATATTTTGTGAAAATATTCAACATTATTATTTACATGCATGGTGGCATATAGGAACAGGGTTATCAATATTTTTCGGGTTAAATGAGTTACTTTTGTGTGAGTAAAAAAAGATTATAATAATATAACTTAATATAAAATGTTAAATTTTATATTAGGATTTGTCAGCGGCGTATATGTAGGAACATATAATCATCAAACATGTAAACCATGTTTGGATAGAATTACAAATTGTTTTAAAAAAGAATATGATCGATTCACCGAATCATATGATAAAGATAATAAAAAGTCAGATGATAAAGATAAAGAATAATTAATTTCCAAACAGTACAGGTATATCATACATTAACGAACCGTCATGATTTTGTTTTTTTGTATATTTAGCAATAATCTTTGGATTATCGATATTTTGAAAAATATCTTGGTTATCATAAACATTGTTTTCATCATCGATCCAATATACAATTCCTTTAATTTCTTGGGCAAATACAGTTTTTAGGTTGTGTGTTTTCTTTTGTTGAATCTCATTAAGTTCTCCATGAGGAATACCTTTAATATGAGTTCCACAAAATTTTTCACCCTTTTTCTTTCGACGAGTACATTGTTGTTTATTTGCCCTAAGAGCACAACATCTATCATAAAAAGGTACAATATTTTTAATTCTTTTTCGTTTGGCAAAATCTTCTTTTTTAAATTCAAGAGGTTGATAATCATAAATAAGTTGTAAAAGACAATGCACTCTTTCATCTCCGTTACCATTTTCATCTATAAACGCAGAACATATATTTTTTTTTAGTTCTTCTTTAAAATTCTGTAAATAAGTTCGTGTTTTTTGATTAATTCGTTTTTCCATAGTTATCCTTTAAATCATTAAACTAGAGATATATTAAAATCAATTTTGTTTTAATATATTTCAAACCAGTATAAAGAATTATATTTTTAAAAGAAATGGCGCAACTTTCTGTGGTAATAAAAATGCAAATAAAAATAAAGCATTTCCCCATAATTGTATAGGTAAAACTTTATCCATTGGTATAGTGGGAAAAGAAAAATTTAATAATGAGATGAAACCATTGAAAAATATAAAACCTAGTAAAATCATTAAATATTTATTCATATAATTAATGATTATATTATAAAATATCATATCCAGTGTAT